TTAATTTATCTGACTTAAAAAAAATCTTTATAGTATTTAACCGTATTAAAGAAGGTATATGTAATCTATATTTACCGATCGGTTTAAAATTATAATCAGATACTCGTGCATCAGGTGATTTATCCGCTGCCGCGGAATTGTCCGCCGCATCTGTAATAGTTGTTTGTGCTTGCTTGCTTACTGATGGTTTTACGCTTGTCATCTATATATATCCGATGATTTATAATAGACGGATATAAATCAGCATATTTAACTGCTCACTAAATTACTTTCTTTGATTGCGAATATCTGAAAAATCAGATACGCGGTATCGTAAGCATATTATTGTGATAGTCTTCTTACTTTTCTTTTCGATTTAGTTGGGTTTTGATATGGATTTTTAGGCATTCGTCGTCCAATTGAATTTATAATAGGTCGTAAAACTCTTTCATTTTCATCAATAAACTCACTATATTTAGTTATACTCGATTTTGCTTTATAATTTGTATTAATTAGTTCACTTAAAAATGCAAGTTTTTCATCTTCATTATTTAATCGAATGTATAAACTATCTACTGGTTGTCCTTGATATTCTTCTTTAAAAATTTTACCTGGTCCGGCATTCTTCGAATATGCCATAAGGATCTTATAACTATCACTATTTTGTCCCCGTTGTGATTGTTGAAATCTAAATAATCCCTTTTGTTCAGGTGTTAGTCCTGTTAATTCTGAATAAGTTAAATCTCGTAATGATGGTTCACCTCCTAATTCTCTTATTATATCTTCATCCGGCTTTTTTATTTCTCCTTCAGCCTCTCGTTTAACCCTTTGTTGTTGTTTTGACATTACAATATTTAAAGGTTTACGCTTTACCGGTTTTAATGTTTTTAACTCTTGAATTAAAGGAACTGTCCTTCTCTTAAATTCTTCGTAAAATTGTTTTCCTTCTATATCAACTGGTTGTATTACTCGTCGTTTTTGTTTTAACTCTTCCATCATCTTAGTTTTTGGTGGTCTGTAGTTTGCAAGCGTTTGTGTATAAAAATCATAAGCAAAATCAACTCCTTTTGCTTCTATAGCTTCCTTCATATCATTAATCATTTCTTTTTGATCACCTGCATCTGATACATTTTGCTTAATAAGTTTTATTAACTCGTTTATTTTCCTTTCTTCAACTTTAGTTTGTAATTCAGTTTTCATACTTTTAGCTTTACCTCTCCTTTGTAAAGGCCCAATAATATCCCTCATAAATACTTCTCTTGTTTTCTGTTCAGCTTCTTTAATCTCTCTTTTCTCTCTACGTTGTTGTTCTCGTTTTCCTCGTTTTTTTGCTCTTTTTTCTTCTTTAGTAGCTTCCTCAGCTTCTTTTAATACCGCTGTTCTATTTAATAAATCAAATGTAGCAATTATTCCTTTATTTGCTGTTATATTTGCTTGTTTCTTATTAACTCCATAATCTAATAAAACTTGTCTATAATATGGTTTAAGTTCATTTTCAACATCTTCTAATATAATTTCAGTAGCTTCTTTATTATCTGTTTGATTAATAATATAAGTAATAATACTGTTTGCAACTACTTCAGGAACTATTTTATCAATATAATTATATATAAACTTAAGTTTTCCATCAGCCGTTTTTAATTCTTCTTCTTTTTCATCAAAAAACTCATCTTTAACTTCTTCTACATTTTTCTTATAGTCAGGTGGTAATTCCCAATCTTCTATTGCATATATATCAGGTAGAATACCCAATTCTCTTTCTTCAGGTAATCTATTAATTAGTTTACCTTCATCTCGAAGCTTCTCTCTAAATTGTCTCCATAACGTTTCAAAAATTATGGGTGTTATGTTAACTTGCCCTTTAATTGCTTCTTTAAACATTCCAAAGTATGTATTAAATTCTACAATATTATCTAATGTAGTAAGTCTTGATAATATTGCTACCGCATTTTGTTCATCAGTAATTTCTTTTAGATTTTTAAAAGATAGTTCTCTTTGTTTACTAAAATCTTGTAGTAATTGTTCACTTGATGTGGGTGGTTCTTGTGGTGGTTGTATTCCAAGGGATGAATAGTAAATACTATTATTAAATTTATCAGCTAAGTATTTATTATTTGCGATTTTACTATTTATAAAATCAATATATTTTTTGCGCATATCTATTTGTTCTCTAAAATTGCTATAAGCATAACTCATCTGACCGCTGTGTTCAGCACAGTTATATATTGTCTATTATAAAAAATAGACGGTAATTAAAAAAATTACGCGGGATTATTATATAATTTCTAAAAAATTATGTCTCATTTGAGAATTATCTAAATCTATAAGAATAAAATCAAATTTATTTTTTGATATAATGTCATTATAAATTGCAGTAAGTTCTTTTAAATTCATCTGACCGCCCCTTTCAAGTAAGTGTTCAGATACAATAGAATTTTCATTCAAAACCATTTTTAAATCTCTTGTACTTGGTAGTTTTTTAAGAATGAGATAATTGATATTAATACGTATAACCTTTGGGGTTTTATAATATGACTGACTTAAATAAATGCAACTGATATTATATTTACGACTTCTTATATAAAATTCAGCAATTTTACTTTGATCCTTCATTAATACAAGGTCATCAAATATAATAAGGGTTTGTTTATTACCATCTTTAAAATCATTTATATTTGGTATATCTCCATTCTCATGGAATTGAATTGGTAATTTACTTGCTAAAAAATCATAAAGGGGTTCACATTTACTTTTGCAACATATAATAATTTGTTCAAAAGTATCGCTCATCCTTTTAATTAATTCTAATAAAGTATTCGTTTTACCGCTTCCTGATGAACCAACAATCAGCATTCTAAATGGTATCTTAATTCCATGTAATTGATAATTTGGATTATGATATTCTTTTTTCATATCAGAAGGCATTAAATTATAAAAATTAGAAACTTCATTAGTAGTTTTACTTTTTTTTTTCATAGTATATATATATTACCCGCGAATATAATTCGCAAGTATCTGATTATATCGGAGGTATTAATTCGTTCAAAGAAAGTAGTTTAGTGGAATAATGTCAGCATATAATCCTCCTGAAAATCTAAATCCTATATTTAATCCTAATGAATTTTTAGTAGCAGATGAAGCTTTAACAATTGCAACGGCAGATGCAAGATATTTAAAATTGACTGGTGGTATTGTTGGTGGATTAACCTCATTTAACGCAGGACTTAATTCAGCAGGAATAGTTAATATTAGTAATTCAACACAATCTACAAATACTTCAACCGGCGCATTAATTGTATCTGGTGGGTTAGGTATCGCAAGAAACTCACATTTTGGTGGAACTATTCACGCCCCCGTCGGTTCAGCATCAGCTCCTACTTTTTCTTTTGTATCAGATCCTGATACTGGGATTTTTCAAAATGGTAGCAATGTAGTGGGTATTGCGGCAAATGGTTCACTTAGAGTTTCACATTCAGCAACGACATCAACATTCGGCAACGTTTTAAGTATTCCGGCTGGTTCTGTTTCTACGACTGCTTTAAATTTTGGGACTGCAAATACTGGGCTATATTCTACATCCGCTAACTCTTTAAATTTTGCAGTAGCCGGGATTCAACGGCTTGATATAACGGGCGCACGTTTTGCTTATAATCTGCCTATTCAATTAAGTGTTGGGGCTCAAACCGCTCCGCAAATCTATTTTTCAACATCTACACAAACGGGCTTTTATCTTCCTAATACTAATGAGATCGGGATTACTGTAGCTGGGACTTTAAGGCAACAAATTAACGCTACTAGAATGATTACAAATATTCCAATCAGGCTACCAAACGATGGAACTAATTTTTCAGATTTTGGATATTACGAAGTTTCAAGTCAAACCATGATTATGAGATACTCAGCAACAGCAACTTTTAACTGGAACGTTGCACTCGTTAGGATTGGATCTACCGTTATATATGCGTTTCCGGATGATGTTAATCTTTATACTATTGCAAACGGCCCACGCGCAATTCAATCGGAAACGAATACCATACCATCAAGATTTCGACCATCAAGTAATCAAGCGTCCGGATATTTATACTTAGATGGAACACCTACGTGGAATTCTGGTAAAATACTTATTAATTCTGATGGTACAATTAGTATTACTCCTTTGAATGGTAATTTTGCAACTGGCAATACAATCTATATACAACGTCATAGTTTAACAATATTCGTATAATGCCGCTTAATTTAAATATGCTGATTTATATCAGCGGTTATATATAGTTATGGCGATCGTTGATATCAAAAATTATATTATTACGAATAGTTCAAGTAAAGTAGAAATTGAAATTATTAACTATACTTTAAATAGTAATGCGGTAGCAAAGGTATCGTTTCTGGATGCTGATAATAAAGTAATTAGTAGTGTTCTTGTGTATGTATCGGGAACCGATTTTAACATTGAATGGAATACTGATGATGATTTGATTAATATAGTTCTTGCAAAACTTGGATTGAGTAGAGTATAATTACCATCCCTTATTAAAGTAGACAGTCAAAGGGATAAGGTTAAGATATTATTCTTATATAAGACAATAAAAGACTAAAACGGACAATGACATATACCGCAAAAATTTACAAGATTGTTAATACTATTAACGACGATATTTATGTGGGTTCTACTAAAAACGAACTCAGAAAGAGATGGAACGACCATAAAAAAGACGCAAAGAAAAACCCCGAACGTAATGGATTATATCAGATGATGAACGAACATTCGTTCGAGAACTTTCGTATGGTTTTAATTGAAACCGTAGAATGTGAAAATAAAGAAGACCAAATTCGTCATGAACAACTATTTATTGATGCTTTAAAACCAAAACTAAATAAACATAATGCATATGGAAATAAATGTGAACATAATAAATTACGATATAGATGCGTTTCCTGTAAAGGAAGTCAGATATGTAGTCATAATAAGGATAAAATATTCTGCCGTGATTGTATGGGAAGTCAGATATGTAGTCATAAAAAACAACGTAAATTATGTAAATTATGTAAAGGGTCAGGACTATGCGTTCATCTTAAAGAACATAGGGCATGTAAACAATGCGATGGGTATAGAACTCAAAAAGTATATTGTTATGATTGTGAAATTGAATTTATAAGAAGTAGTTCTAAAAAACATTACGAAAGCGCAAGTCATTTACGAAATACTTTATCTTCTGTATGGGAAAGTAAACGAACTAAAAAATCATATTGTTATGATTGTGATTGTGAAATTTATATATATGATAAACGTCATTATAATAGCGCAAAACATTTACGCAATACATTACCCATTAATTATTAAATTGTCTGATAAATCAAACACGCAATATATTTTTTTTAATGAAATTTAATATACATCTAATTACTGAAATTAGATAAATGTTTACGGGGAGCGTATATAAGATATTTTCTGAACAAAACCAATATCTCGTTTATATCGGTTGCACGAAATTAACCCTTGATAAACGGATGAAATGTCATGTCTCTCAGCATAAAAATAATCCGAAACCAAAAGATGAGTGTAGTGTATCGAAAATAATAAATATGTATGGAATTGACAATTTAAAAATTGAGCTCATAAAATCGTATGAAGTAATTGATAAAAGGCATCTACAAGTGTATGAAGCGCTGGCGATTGCGCGTCATCGGCGGGATAGTTGTTATACTGTAGTCAATATCTACGATGGTATGTATATCGGTTCCGTTTTATATAATCGTATCGTATACATGAAGAATAGAGATTTTATATTACAAAAATGTAAACGATATTACGAGTTGAACCGCGATATTATTACAAAGAAATACGCGATCTATTATCAAAAAAACAAGGAAATGTATAAACGAAATGCAAAGAAATATTACGAGAAAAACAAAGAAATACTGCGTCAAAAACAAAAAGATTATTATCAAAATGTTGTAAAAGCAAAAAATAAGAAAAAAAATAAAAGAACCATAGAGAGCGTTGAGGCGGATATCGAAAGGGCACTCCGGTGGCGGTATAGTAATCTACCATAATAATCTAACTGAATAGAATAACGCACTATTATCATCATCTATATGCTTATTATTCTTCCATCTGTTCAAAAATCTAGCGCGCCGTTCTGGGTCTTTATGAATTAAAAAATCCTCATATGATGGATGACCATAATGTATTATCCGTCCATCCTTTAATTCTATCATATACTTCTTATTATTCAAAGGTGATAACTTTATAGATACTACTGGAATTTTATACTTCTTAGCGAGGGCAATCTGTGGTTTGATATATTTAATATTTTTATATGTATTATTTATCCCTTCACCTTGAATTAATCTATTTGCCCGGGCACCAATATCAGTAATAACATCAGTTATTTTACCAACATACTGTGGCAATTGTTTAAATATATCTTCAGCATTCTGATTAATGAATTTACTGAGTTCGTTAGACGCTTTATCAGTAAGTAATCCATTTGCTTGTAATGCTGATGTTATGAATACCTGGCAATTGTTTGTAGCCGCATTATAATTACTAAATTTTGTATCACCCATATATTGACGCGTAGTATCTATAAATTGCCCTATATTCAGGGTACGAGTTATTTGTACTGGCATCACTTGACTATTTGATTTAACGGGATTACCTTCCTCAAGGGTCGGCACTTCAATCTTATGAAAAATATATTTACCATTAATGAATAGAGATAAATGAAAAAGCTTATCATAGCCTAACCGCTTAACTAGCTCATTAAATTTACCAAGTGATATAACATTTAACGCTTTTGAAATCATGGAATGTATAGGCGTTCTGACTACAACTATAGAATTAATGACTTCGTCTTTTATTTTTTCTAACAATGATCGGGCATTTGGCGGAAGCAAACCTTCTTTTCTAAGCGGCGCAATTCGTTCTATACCCTTCTTAAAGTAATCAAAAATACCCGCACCTTCTGATGGAAAGTATTGAAACACTAATTCTATTTTGTTTGGCAATACTTGAGTAAAGTAGCTGGCGCCCTGTATTGGATTATGGATCATACGCCTTATAAAATTTTTAGTGGTTCTATAATATTTGGCTGAATATCCATGTTCTTTTAACCATTGCGTAGATGTTTTTCGTGTGAAACTTGATTTAGGAAATAAAATAGTTTGTATTAGAGGTTTAGATAAATCATATCCGCGTTTATTTGCGTCGAGCAAGCTGATCGTAGGCATAATCATATATCTATATTTCATCTAATTTTTAATTCATCTAATTTTTAATTAGATATTATTATTTTTTTTTGAGTGAGAAGAAGAAGATAATAGAATATTATCTAATAAATCAGATGGATAAAATAGAAAAGTAAAAAAATAGTATCGGGATTATCGTGAAAATCTTGCCCCAAAAAAATAAAGTCCTATAGAAATGCAAATAGGAAAACTTTTAAAAACAGGGGCAAGATTTTCACGATAATCCCGATAGCCTTTTAAAAAAAA